TATTACCAAAACAGATTCAAGAAATATCTGCAACAAAGATAAGACAGGAAATGAAGAATGAAATTTAATTTCACATTTTTAGGACAATGTGTCATGCGTTATGAAACGCCTTTAGATATATTCTCAACTATTAATTCAATCTACGAACAAAAATTTAATCAGCTTTATCCAGCTAATAAACAATTAGTTGGTAAAATTATGAATGAACATTCTTTATATTATGATGGAGAAGATACATCAAAGATGCAAAGACATGATCATTTACCTCTTAATGTTAAGCAATGGTTCATGGAAATGTTTCATCATTATTTAGAATTTAATCATATTAGAAAATATCAAACACATCTTAATTCAATCTGGGTAAACGAAATGAAAGCTCACGAATTTAACCCCGTGCACATTCACCAGGGCAATTTGTTTACAGGTTTATCATCGGTAATGATTTTAAAATTACCAAATACTTATGGTGTAGAATATTCAGCAGCCCAAGCTCCACAAAATGGAAGATTACAAATACTAGGTGCAACCAATGGTCAGTTTGCAAAAGTAGATTATCAACCACCAATGGAACTACGAGACTTTTACATATTTCCATATGATATGAGACATTGTGTATATCCATTCAATGGAACGCATGAAACAAGAAGAACATTAGCTGCAAATTGCGATGTTCTTTATGACCCAATAGCTAACAGAGGAGCACAATGATTATAACGGAGCCGAAATGGAAGAGTTTAATAGTTGAAACAACTTCTCCATTATTTACACCAGAACAATGTCAGTTAATTATAAATGCAGGTAGATCTGAACCACAAGAGAATGGTCAAGTAGGTGGTGGTAAAGGAGGTGTGGTAGATACAAAAGTTAGAACATCTCACATTAGTTGGATACCATTTAATAAAATGCCTGAAATGTATAAGACATTAGAAAGAGTCATGAAACAAACTAATGGTAATCATTTTGGTTTTGAAGGAATGCAAATCACGGAACCTGCTCAATATACAGAATATCCATCAGGTGGGTTTTATGATTGGCATATAGATTCAGATGTTAATTGTATAAATGAACCACCTGTTAGAAAAATATCTATGACATGTCTATTATCTCATGAATCTGAATTTGAAGGTGGTGGACTTGAATTAATGTCAGATGGAAAGATTGCAAGACCTAAACAAGGACAAGCTATTTTCTTTGCATCATTTATTAGACATCGTGTAATACCAATTACTAAAGGAATTAGAAAATCATTAGTTATGTGGTTTGGAGGAACTCCATTTAAATGATGAATAGAGAATTATTTTTTGCAACTCCAATTTATGTGGCTGATGTTGGAACACCACAATTAAACAAACATTTAGAACATCATATTATTGAATGGTCTAGAAAAGACAAAGGTGTTCAAAAAACTAATATAAATGGATGGCATAGTGAAACTAATATGCATCAACTTCCAGAATACAGAGAATTAGTAGAATTATTATTTAAAGCACAGTTTCATATTTACAAAGAAGAGTTATTAGATAACGAACCATTCCTTGGTAATATGTGGGCAAACATTAATTATAAAGGTGGTTATAATAGACCACACATGCATCCTAATTCATTATGGTCAGGTGTTTATTATGTTAAGACTCCAGAAAACTGTGGTCATTTAAAATGTGAAGATCCAAAATCAGTTGCAGCCATGACCCATCCAAAAAGAAAAGAAGGACAATTGCCATCTTATTTATGGAGAGAAGTTCATTATCAACCTATTGCTGGAAGACTTATAATGTTTCCTTCATGGTTAAACCATTGTGTTGATCCTAATCAATCTGATGATATAAGAATATCAGTATCCTTTAATTTTTTACAAGCAGGTATGCAAGCATGAGTTTCGCACAGAATAAATATCAAGTAATTAAAAAAGCAATACCATATGAACTTGCTAACTTTGTATTTAATTATTTTCTTCTAAAGAGAGATGCTGTTAATTATATGTACAGCAATAACATCATTGCTGAAAATAGTTTATTCGGAACGTGGAAAGATCAACAAGTTCCAAATGTATATTCTCATTATGCAGACTTTGCTATGGAGACATTATTAATGAAAGTAATGCCTATTATGCAAAAACAAACTGGACTTAATTTAATACCTACCTATTCTTATGCTAGAATCTATGAAAAAGGTTCAATATTAAAAAGACATAAAGATAGACCATCTTGTGAGATATCTACTACATTAAATCTAGGTGGCGACCCATGGCCAATCTTTATAGACCCAACAGGAAGTAATAATGTAATAGATGAATACAAAAATATAATGAAACCAGATGCACCAGCTGGAATACAAGTTAATTTAGAACCAGGAGATATGTTAGTTTATTCTGGTTGTGAATTAGAACATTGGAGAGAAGAATTTACTGGTAATATCTGTGCTCAAGTTTTCTTGCATTATAATCATGTAAATGGACAGTTTGCACAATCAAATTTATATGATAAAAGACCTTTACTTGGTATTCCACCACTAAGACAAAAATAGTATAATAGGCATTAAATATGCCATTAAAAAAGATACCATTACCTCCAGGTTTTGATAAGAACGATACGCCATCTCAAGCAGAAGGTCGTTGGATAGACGGAGATAACGTTCGTTTTCAATACGGATCACCTGAAAAAATAGGAGGTTGGAGACAAATTAATACATCTATTATTGTTGGTGCTGGAAGAGATATTCATTCTTGGTTTGATTTAACAGGTAGACGTTATGAAGCAATTGGAACTAATAAAATTTTATATGTCTTATTTGAAGATACTTTTTATGATATTACTCCACTTGGAACAGCTTTAACTTCTTGTACTTATACATCTACAACAGGATCAGCAACAGTTACAATTAATAAAGCAGCTCATGGCTTAAACCCTGGAGATTTAATTAAATTTTCAAGTGTCACTACACCTGGTGCTCCTACAACAAGTTTTGTTGCTGCTGATTTTACAACTAATACTTTTGAAGTACAGACTGTTCCAACCACAGGAACATTTACTATTACAATGGCAGTAGCTGAAAGTGGAACTGGAGTTACAGCAGGTGGAACTATTACAACAACTCCTTATGTAACAGTAGGACCTGTTCTTTCTACATTTGGCTATGGTTGGGGAGCTGGACAATGGGGTATTTCTACTTGGGGTACACCTAGAACAACTTCTAATACAGATATTGATGCAGCATCGTGGTCCTTGGATAATTATGGAGAATTACTGATTGCAACAATTAAAAATGGCTCTACTTATAAATGGGATCCTGTTGCTGGAACAGGAGTTACCACACGTGCAACTATTATAACAGGTAATCCTACAGCTACAGTATTAACAAGAGTATCGGATAGAGATAGACATTTAATTCATTTTGGAACAGAAACAACTATAGGAAGTCCTGCAACTCAAGATCCAATGTTTATAAGGTTTTCAGATCAAGAAGATATTGAAGTATATGAACCAACATCAACTAACACAGCAGGTACATTTAGATTAGATAATGGTAGTACTATTGTAGCTGCAGTTAAAGGTAAAGATTATATGTTAGTTTTAACAGATGAAGCAGCATATACAATGCAGTTTGTTGGACCTCCTTTTACATTCAGTATTCGTCAGGTTGGATCTAACTGTGGATGTATTGGTCAGCATGCAGCAGTCTTCGTAGATGGTGCTGTGTATTGGATGGGAGATTCTGGTAATTTCTTTGTATTTGATGGAACAGTTAAAACATTACTTTCTTCAGTGGATGACTTTGTATTTACAACTGAAGGAGATAGTTTGGGAATTAATTATGTACAAGGAGATACAGTATTTGCAGGTCATAATAGTTTATATACAGAGATTAATTGGTTTTATTCAAAAGATGGTTCTACACAAATAGATAGAGTAGTTACTTATAACTATAGTTTGAAAACATGGACAACAGGATCACTTGCAAGAACAACTTATGAAGATGCTCATGTATTTGATAAACCAACAGCAACTAAATATATAGAAACTTTAACTCCTAATACTCCAACGATTAATGGTGTAACTAATGGAGGTAGTTATGTATTTGAACATGAAGTGGGTGTGAATGAAGTATTAAATTTAACTTCTACTAGTACTACAAGTACAGTTATATCTGCTTATATTAAATCAGGAGATTTTGATTTAGACATAGATGGAGATGGTGAGTTCTTTATTAAAATAAGAAGATTTATTCCAGATTTTAAATATTTAGAAGGGGATGCAAAAGTAACTTTATTTTTTAAAGCTTATCCTGCAGATACAACAAATGCATTAGGACAAACAACTGTGGGTCCATTTACAATAACTTCAACAACAGATAAGATAGACACCCGTGCAAGAGGAAGACTTGCAGCAATTAAAATTGAAAATGATGCACTTAATGATAACTGGCGTTATGGTATATTTAGAGTGGATATACAACCTGACGGCAGAGGCGGAAGTGCTCCACAAACATAATGGCTAAAATAAATTTATACATACCAGAACCACCACAGGATTATACTGTTGAAAGTTTAAGACAAATTAATCAAGCGTTAGAAACATTAAAAGATCAGTTAAACTTTTCTTTTCAAGAAGACTTAAAACAAGAAATAGAAAGAACAGTTTGGTATAGTATGAGGTTTGGCTGCTAATGTCTATTTGTAATAATGTAAATCAAGGTAGTGGTGATTTAGTTTATTTTGGTGGTAATAATTTAGATGCATTTGGAAGACTACGTGTATCTAATCCACTTACAATATTTGACAGTAAAAACATTATGTCAAAGAATTCTCTTTTTGATGAATCAACTGCTAATGGTGGAACAGTTACTTACACAGCTAATAAATCTACAGTTAATTTAAATGTAACAGAAGCATCAGGATCAAAGACGATAAGACAATCTAAAAGAGTAATGTCTTATCAACCTGGTAAATCATTACTTATTTTTAATACGTTTGTAATGAATGAACCAATAGCTAACCTTAAACAAAAAGTTGGTTTATTTGATGCTAATAATGGAATATTTTTTACAGCAGATGGAACAACTTTAAAGATTGTAAGACGAACATATACATCAGGAGCTTCTGTTGATACTGAAGTTTCTCAATCAAGTTGGAATGGTGATAAATTAGATGGAACAGGTGCAAGTGGATTTACATTATCTGCTGATAAATCAAACATATTATTTATAGATATTGAATGGTTAGGTGTTGGTGCAGTTAGAGTTGGTTTTGTTATTAATGGACAATTAATTACAGCTCATACTTTTAATAATGCAAATAGTTTAACAACTGTTTATATGCAAACAGCAAATCTACCTATTAGATATGAAATTGAAAGATCTGGAACATTAGTAGCTGGAACTTACACATTACAACAAATATGTTCTTCTTGTATTTCTGAAGGTGGTTATGCACCAGAAGGAAGACAACAAATGATTGGGACTTCCCAAATAAGTTCTGGTGTTAATTTAACAACTGCAGATACCTATTATAATATTGCAACAATTAAAATTAAATCTTCACGACCTTATGCTGTTATTGTTCCTGCAGGAATAGATATTTTAAATATATCCAATGGTGATTTTGAATGGGGTTTATTTGTAAATGCAACTCCAGCTTCAGCATTTAGTTATACAAGTTATGATGATAATATAGAATATGACTTAACAACTACTAATTTAACTGCAACAGGAACTAGAATTGCAGGAGCTTATTTAGGTGGTAAAACAGCGCCTTATGCAATTGGTGATGGTTTTAATTTTGCATATCAACTTGGACAAACAATTGGTGGAACTTCAGATACTTTAACTTTAGGTGTAAGACCAGGAACAGCAAATGGAGATGTATCTGGTTTAATTAAATGGTATGATTTAACATGAGTAATGTATATAAAAACGCTTTTTACGATCCGACGACCACGGCTAGCACAACTGTGTATACGTGTAATGCAACTGCACGTGCGATTATTCAAAACATTCAAATTGCAAATGAATCAGGTTCTAAAGTTGTTAGAGCATATGTTTATGATTCATCAGCATCAGCAACTTATATAATTTCATATGCAAATATTACAGGACCGATGACTTGTAATCTTGCTAATGGGCCCATCATATTACAAGAAGGAGATGCTCTATTACTTGACACCAGTATAACAACTAGTGTAAGTGGTACTATATCAATAATGGAAGTGAATAGAGGATCGTTGACAAATTAATGAAAGAAGTAAAAATAATTTGTGATTCAGAAATCACAATTAGAAATATAAAGACAGGACACGTCTATAAAAATGAAGAAGAGGTTAAAGCAGATATTAATGCTAAACCTGAAGATATTAAACGTGACGTTAAAATTATAGTTCCTACCATTCCACTATTCAGTAAAACATGACTCTTTCAAATGAGTTGAAAAGAATGCAACACTATAGAAATATAGGTTTGAGATTTGATAAAGTTTTAGATATTGGTGCTTTTGAAGGTATTTGGACACAAAATTTTAAAAACATATATCCTAATGCAGATGTCTTAATGATTGAAGCAAATGAAGAGAAAGAAGAAATATTAAAAAAGATTGGTCCTTATAAAATAGCATTACTAGGTAAAGAGAATAATAAAGAAGTAGATTATTATAAATGTTTAGATGGTTTGCAAACAGGCAATACTATTTATAAAGAAAATACTAATTTTAAATTTGCACCTGTAAAGAAAACAACCATAACTTTACCAACCTTATTAAATTCAGAAG